CTATGGTGAACATGTTTTCCATCTAGACTCATTTGTTAGTGATTTAAAGAAATTTGGTTTGAAGCCATCTGATAGATGTGATGCATGGAAGGACTATGATGCTCTAATTGAAATGGAAAATTTTGATGACCTTCTAGACATGGATGAAGATGACATTATGGAAGATGATGACGATGATGATCCAACTCATATTAAGGGAATTGACTCTACTCCAAATAAAGATGCATGGGAAAAAATCCATGAATGGAAGGAAGAACTAGAGGAAGAAGTTGGTGATCAACTTCCATGGATGGATAATTGTGATAACAATCATTCATTCTGTTATGAAATCAAGAGAATTCCAGCTGGAACAAAGCAGGAACAGTGTGATTATAATTACGATGCAAAGTCATATAAGGATATTTTAACATTTGAAAGCCTTGATGACGATGAAGAAGATGAAAATGAGGATGAAGAATAAATGACAGTAGAAGAAGCAATAAAATTCTGTAAAGAATTGGAAACAGTTCACAAAGAAGATTGTGATGTTGAAAAACTGTCTGAAATTTGCGATATGCTTCATGAATATAATTATATGAAAGATAATTATGGCAAGTATGAATTCATTTGTGACAGAATGTCGAGTGATGAATACTATGAGCTAGAAAGTGAGTATGAAGCAGAATGTGGTGAAGATCAAGATGAGGATGAAGAATAACAATAAAATTTTTAAATTTGGTTTAGTTGGAAAAGACATTTCTTATAGTTTATCACAGAAATGGTTTAATGATCATGGAGAAACTTATGAAGTCTTTGATACACCAGATTTAAAAAAGGCTATTGATTATTTTAGAAAACTTGGTTATAGTGGGTTTAATGTGACAACTCCCTATAAACAAGAAGTTATTGATTATTTAGATATTGTAGAATCAGACTCTGTAAATGCAGTTAAAATTTTAGATGATGGAACCTTATGGGGAAAGTCATTTGATGGAATTGCATTTTATAGAGCTTATTCTCATTTAATCGATAATGATGATTGGGATATTGGTTATCCTAATAAATGTGCAATTCTAGGAAATGGCGGTGTCATGCCAGTCATTTATAAAGAATTAGCAGATGAAGCAGAAGTTGTAGATATATTTGCAAGAAATCCTAAAGATGGTCAACTTCCATTAAAAGAATTCAATGCAAAGAATTATGAATTGATAGTAAATACAATTCCATTCAAAGCAAATATAGATATTAACTTTAACAATAAGTCAAAATTCATTTATTTTGATTTAAATTATGCTGATGATAGATTAGTAGAAAAAGCAAAAAGAAATAAACATTGCGTAGCGTCCGTAAATGGTTTAGCAATGTTAGAAGAACAAGCAGCGTTATCATTAGATTGGTGGAAGGACGAATATAGATGAAAAATACTTTAATTGTTAATTTGTTTGCAGGACCAGGAGCAGGTAAGTCTACTGGTGCTGCATATATTTTTGCAAAGTTGAAAATGGCTGGTATCGATTGTGAATATGTGTCAGAATATGCTAAAGATAGAGTTTGGCAAGATGACCAATTTCCATTACAACATTGTCAGCTATATGTAATTGGAAAACAGTGTTTAAAGATTGAAAGATTATTAGGTAAAGTGGATGTAATTGTTACTGATAGTCCAATTGCACTTGGATCAATGTATACAGATGAGAAGCCATATCAAGATGCAGCGTTATATACTGCACACAAATATAAGAGAACTTTAAATATATTTGTAAGACGAAAGAAAGCATACAATCCTAATGGTCGAAATCAAACTGAAGAAGAAGCAATTGAAATCGATAATAGAATTAGAAAAATGTTGGATGATGAGAAATTTATTTACGTAGATTGTGATGGATCTCAGGCTGGTTATGATAAAATTGTAGACTTAATTAAGATGGATGTATGAAAAATGAGGAAGAATTAGAAAATCCAGGGTTGACATTTGTCAATCAATTAGTTAATATTGATGCAGAGGAACCTAATGAATGGGCTCGTTATGGAATGCCACTCATTAGAAGAGTATTCCCACAGTTAATGGCAAATAAAATAGTTGGAGTTCAACCTACAAAAGGTCCTGTTGGTTTAAAGTATACAATAAAAAGAATTTATAATAAAGCAGATGATGACATTGTAGCCGCAGCATGGGATTCAGTACCAAAATTTGATGAACTTCCTACTCAAAAAACATGGGTTGCACCAATTCCAGTTAAAAAGAATAAACAACCTTATAGTTTAAATCCAGGAAAGAATTATAAAAGGAAAAACAAATGGTAGAAAAGATTACTACACCAGAAGAATTAAAAGAATATAAAGAATATCTGAAGAACAATCATATCTTTGTTCCAGATAAGATTTATGATTATATTGATTATCTTGAAATGAAAGTAGGACAGAAGAAAACTGTCTTTACTGTCAATGCAATTTATCAGCATGATATGGGTGTAGAACATCGTCTTGAATATCAAGGAACAGACGAAGATAAAGCATTTAAAGAATGTTATAGTCAAGTAAGAGATTATATTGATGATTCTCGTGATGATTATGGTTATCCATGGGATGATGAAGAAGCATATAATACTTATACTGGAAAGAAGGAAGCTACATTTGAAGAATTCATGCAGAGACCAACTGGTTTTACTGGACTAGAAATTAAACAAATGTTTATTGATTGGATCAAAGACGCAATTAAGAATAAGAAATCAATCGAATATAACTTTGGTTATCATTGTGATTGGGATGATGAAGCAGATGGAGAAGAAGGTGGT